GTATTAAGTTTCTTGCAAATGGTGGTGGTTTATCAGGTAGTCTGACACTAAACCATGTAACTGGTGAAATTCAGAACTTTGCCGCTACAAATTATTTCCCAACTTTTTATGCCAATAATGCAGAAGGTATGCGCCTCACCTCAACAGGGTTGGGTATTGGTACAAGTTCGCCTACACAAAGATTAACTGTAAATTCTGGAGCATCAACAACTATTGCAAGTTTTGCAAGTACAGGTAGTTCTGCATTTTTTAGCCTTGTAAATTCTGGCGCAACTGTTTTTCTTGGCAATGATTCAACAAGTGGCTCATTTGTTATTCAAACTCCATCAAGCGGCTATAGCACAAAACTTACAGTTGATAACGCAGGCAATCTAGGCTTGGGAGTTACTCCGAGTGCTTGGGATAGCGGATTTAAAGTATTTGATGTTGGGACTGGTTCTTGTTTGGCAAACCCAAATAGCAACGGACAAACTTGGTTAGCAACAAACGCTTATTACAATTCTGTATGGAAATACAAAAATAATGGGACATCAACTCTTTATGAGTCTGATTCTGCTCATAAATGGTACACAGCCCCATCAGGCACAGCAGGAAACGCTATCACCTTTACTCAGGCGATGACTCTGGATGAAAGTGGGAATTGGTTATTGGGGAAAACTGCTGTTTCCGATACTACTGTTGGTTCGCAAATTAAACCAAATGGTGTTGTAACTTTAACAAATGCGGATTCAACTAATGGCACAAATGGCTATCAGATGTATTCAACTGGCGCATCTGCGTATCGTTTTTATGTTGGATATGGTGGAACTATTTTTGCAACATCAATTGTAATTTCAGCTATTTCAGACCAACGTCTTAAAGAAAATGTGCGTGATATTGACACAGGCCTTGATGCAATCATGGCATTACAACCAAGACGATTTGACTGGAAAGAAGGCAAAGGCCAAGACAAGAAAAATGTTGCTGGGTTTATTGCTCAAGAGTTTGAAAACGTGTTTCCTGAGTGTGTCGGAACATCAAAAGCTGGTGAAGATGGTATTGAATACAAGAACATTAACCACGAAACATTGATTCCAACTTTGGTTAAAGCCATCCAAGAGCAACAAGCCCTAATCCAATCACTCAAGGCACGACTTGATGCCGCTAATCTTTAAAAGGAAATAACATGACTACACAATGGACTATAAGCACGATGGAACGAGATGTAGCTACAGGCTACGTTAACTGTGCTCACTGGCAAGCCACAGCAGTAGATGGAGACTACACAGCCTCTATCTACTCAACTTGCTCATGGGCAGATGGCACACCAACAATAGCCTATGCAGACCTGACACAAGAAACTGTGCTTGGTTGGGTATGGGCTAATGGTGTTTCAAAAGAAGCGACTGAGACTGCTCTGGCGGCTCAGATTGAATTGCAAAAGAATCCTGTGACTGCTACTGGTACTCCTTGGACTACATAAAAATATTTAAAAATGTTTGGATTTAGCGCATTTTCTGAAGCTCCATTTTCATCATTAGTTGGTGGGTATGTTGATGCGTCTGTAGCATTTACTTCAGATTCATCTGTTTCTACATCTGCATTTGGGATTTATTCTGGGATTGCAGTAATTGCATCAGAATCAGCGATTCAAACAGGAGCTTTTAAAACGCTATCAGGCCAAGCAAATATTAATTCTTTATCTTCAGCCACAAGTTCTGCTGAAGCAATATACTTGGCACTTATTCAGCTTGTTTCTCAAAGTTCGTTTGTGTCAAGTGTAAGTTTGACGATTAATACCTTGGCAAATATTAATTCTGCTTGTAATGTTGTTGCAAATGCGAGATACAAGTGGGAAAATGAAACAGATATTTCTGAAACATGGACTAATACTACAGACCAATCAGAGACATGGACAACAGTTTCGGATCAATCAGAATCTTGGACAACAGTAAATTAAGAGGTAAAAATGGCTGATACTACAACCACAAATTTAGGTCTAACTAAGCCAGAAGTTGGTGCGTCTACAGACTCTTGGGGAACTAAGATCAATACAGATTTAGATTCCATTGATTCTTTATTTGATACAGGACCAGTTCTAAAGGTCACTAAAGGCGGCACTGGTGTTGGTACAAAAACTGGCACTGGAAATGTAGTCTTATCAACAAGCCCTACATTGGCTACACCAGTATTGGGGACTCCAACAAGTGTTACTTTAACCAATGCTACAGGACTTCCTTTGTCTACGGGTGTAACGGGGACTTTGGCTATTGCAAATGGTGGTACAAACTCAACAGCTATAGCGACTTCGGGTGGTGTTGGCTATGGAACAGGAACAGCACACGCATACACTTCTGCTGGCACAAGCGGTCAAGTTTTAAGTTCTACAGGTTCTAGTGCTCCAGCATGGATAAATCCAAGTATTAGTTCGGTTGTTTTGCTTTCTACTGTTGCCGCTTCAAGTTCAGCAACTATTGATTTGGAAACTACATTTAACTCAACTTATGACCAATATTTAATTACCATAAGTGCATTGTTGCCAGCTACAAATGGTACTACTTTAGGTGTTCAGTTTAAACAAGGTGGTTCTTATAGGACTACTGACTATAGATATCATTCATCATATCTTATGAACACCACCGCCTCATATAATGCAGATATAGGATCAGCTGCCGACAATATACTTATTGCAGCAAGTCTTAATAGTCAGTATGTAGCAAATTTTGATATTCGGATTCCAACTCCAACTGTTGCGGATTTTCCTAGATTATTTGGGCATGGTACATTTTTTAGAGCAGTCAATGGCGTTGTGGCGCAAGCTTTACCAATGGGCTATCAAGCCACCACTTCTGGTGCAATTCAAGGAGTTAGATTTTTAATGTCATCAGGTAATATTGCTTCTGGGACTTTCCGACTTTACGGCATTATTAATAGTTAAGGAATAATCATGGCAAGACATCACGCAACATCAGAAGGTAACATTCCTTTTACTGCTGAAGAAGAAGCAGAGTGGGATGCAAGGGAAGCCGCTTATGCGGCTGGCGCAGATACACGCAAAGCCGTTGAAGTTCGCGCAGAGCGAAATACAAAATTAGCCGACACAGATTGGACACAAGCCGCTGATGTGCCACAATCTGTAAAAGACAGCTATGCACCATATCGTCAAGCATTGCGAGACTTGACAACACAGTCGGGTTTCCCAAATCAAGTTATTTGGCCTGTCTCAACTTAATGATTAAAAATCATGAAAGAAGAAATTACGCACAAGCAAATCTACGACAGACTGATTGAAGTTGAAGGTAAAGTAGATAGCATAGACAAGAACACCAAAGGGCTTGTGGAGGCTTTTGATGCCTTGCAAGGTGCTTTTAAGGTCTTGGGATGGATTGCTTCTGCTGCCAAGCCTATTTTGTGGGTGGCTGGATTAATTATGGCTGCTGGTGCTATTTGGCAAACTTTGATTAAAAAGTAATGGCTAATTCAAAACAACAGTTAGATATACCTTTTATACCTTCATTGGGTACATCAGGGGTTGTCTATTCTCAAAGTGTCCAAAATCAAAACAATGGACTTTTAAGGTTGTTTTTTACAAAATTACTTAACGCAATACAATCTGTCATTGGTCCTATGGGTGGTAAATACTTGAATAATCCTTATGGGGCTTTTCAAGATTCTACAGACCAAGTAGCTGCCAATACTACAACGGCATATGCGGTCACATTTAACACCACAGACTTTAGTAATGGCGTGACAATAGCTAGTGGGTCTAGAATTACTGTGGCCGATGCCGGAATCTGGAACTTGCAGTTTTCCATTCAGTTTACAAATACGACAAATTCGTCTCAAGATGTCGATGTCTGGTTTCGGGTCAATGGCACAAATGTGGCCAATTCAAACAGCAGATTTGGCTTTGCACCCAGAAAATCTGCTGGGGACCCGTATCACACCATTGCTGCCATGAATTACTTTGTCAGCTTAAATGCGACTGACTATGTTCAGATAATGTGGAGACCAACCGATGTGGGTGTCACGATTGAGCAGTACGCTGCCGGAACAAGCCCCACACGGCCAGCAGTGCCATCAGCAATTGTTACAATGAGCTTTGTGTCTAACCTACCTACGCTATAGAATACAGATATGGCTTACATTCCACTACAAATTCCTCCAGGCGTATACAAAAATGGGACTGAATATCAGTCTAAAGGCCGTTGGAACGGCTCAAATTTGGTACGCTGGTACGAAAATACTATCCGTCCAGTAGGTGGGTGGAGAAAACGTGCCGCATCTCAATTAACAGGAATGGCTCGTGGCTTGATTATTTGGCGTGATAACTCAAATAACAGACGTATCGCAATTGGTACACATTCAAAGTTATATGCAATGAATGAAGCTGGTACTGTAACCGACATTACTCCTGCAACATTCACTGTTGGTGACGCAGATGCAGTGGTTAAAATTGGTTATGGGTATGGATTTTATGGCACATCTGCTTATGGTGTTGCTAGACCCGATTTAGGATCATATACCCCTGCTACTACTTGGAGTTTAGATACCTTTGGTGAATATCTAGTTGCCTGTTCATCAAAAGATGGACAGATCCTTGAATGGCAATTAAATTCCGCTAATGATGCAGTTGCAATTACTAATGCACCAACTAGTTGTACGGGTCTAATTGTTACTCAAGAACGATTCTTATTTGCATTGGGTGCAGGTGGAAATCCTCGTAAAGTTAAATGGTGTGACCAAGAAAATAATACAACATGGACTCCTGCCGCCACCAATCAAGCTGGCGATTTTGAATTAACTACTATTGGCTCTTTAATGTGCGCTAAACGCATCCGAGGGGCTACAATTTTGTTCACTGATGTGGATGTACATACTGCCACTTATATTGGTACTCCATTTATTTATAGTTTTGAGCGTGTTGGTATGGGTTGTGGTGTTATTTCTAAACAATCAGTAGCCACTACTGACAATGCTTGTATTTGGATGTCTGGATCTGGATTTTGGATATATGATGGATTTGTTAAGCCATTAAATTCTGATGTTTCTGATTATGTGTTTTCTAATATGAACGCAACTCAGTCATCAAAGGTTTATTGCGTACATAACTCAACATTTGGTGAGATTTGGTGGTTTTACCCTAGCTCTGCATCCAATGAAATAGATTCATACGTTTCTTATAATTATCGTGAAAATCATTGGGCTATTGGAACTCTAGCTCGTACTTGCGGTACAGATCGTGGAATTTACAATAATCCAATCATGGTTTCTACAGACGGGTATGTTTATGAGCATGAGGTTGGTTTTGCTTATGATGGTCAAACATTATTTGCTGAGTCTGGACCAATAGAATTAGGCAATGGGGATAGAACGATAAGTCTGACTGGATTAGTTCCTGATGAAAATACTCTAGGTGATGTTCAAGTTAGATTTAGCACTAAGTTCTATCCTAATTCAACAGAATACAACTATGGCCCATATTCAATGGCAAATCCAACTTCAGTACGGATAAGTGGAAGACAAGTTGCCGCAAAGATTGAAGGTGTCAGATTAACTGATTGGCGTGTAGGTACAATTAGATTTGATGGTAAACCTAGCAGTTTGAGATAAAACTAGCTATTTTTTAATACAAATATTATGATTGACCATGATACTGATGATTGGCGTGAATTAAGGAATGCCAAACTGTTAGAATGGTTTGGTGGCAACCAGAGTGCTGTAGACTTTTTAGTTGCTTTATCAAGTATTGCTGAGTTATGGGATGACTTAGTAGATAAAGATAAACAGCCTAGTCGTAAAGAGATAGATGCTGTCTTTTGGAACGCACTGGTGACGCTACCTACAAATGAGTTCTTTAATCAAAATAGGTCATTTTTAATGCCTTTAGTGATTCAGAGTATAAATGCTTGGCAAGACTCTGTAGAACTTGAAAATGGTAATACCAACGACAGAGCCTATGCGCTCACATTGCGTATTATTTCATTACAAATAGCACCAATGATAGTCTTATTGCT